CTCTTCCGATCTATTTTTACGCATAATTTATCTAATTCAAAAAGATTATAACTTGCTACGATAATCAATGAGAACCTGCTTCAACTGATTAAGTTTTACGCTATTTGAGTCCGCAGTAAGTTCACGTTGTACCTTATGAAGATAAATATCAACATTTGCCTTTGAAAGATTATTATCTCTAATAGACTTGCTAAACTCAACAACCTCAGGTAATAAGCCACCACATGATATAGTCTCGTTTAAATCATCTTTTACAGCCTTTTCAAAGTCATTAGCAATGGTTTCACACTTATCGGCTATAATTCCTTTACTAATCTGATTTTGACGTGCTAAACGCTCTTTTTCTATAATAGAGCCTACCTGAACATAATTATCCATAATTATATATTTTATTGTTATTTATTTACAACTTATTCATCTAAGCTATAACTGATAAGTAATTCAACTTCCTCAAGTGTTTCAGCCACTTTCTTATCGTCATAATCCTTGATGAGCTGTTCGTTAGTAGGATATTCTACATCAGAAATATCACGCTGTAACCATAAACCTATACCGCTTCCTGACTTTAGAGTTTCTATGATTTCCTGCTCATTATTTATCTCATTTCTGAACTTTCCATCAAACTCTAAAACCGCTTCTTCAGTAGTAGTATAAGAACACTCTAATGGCTCAGATATAGCCGTATCTTCCTTGCTCTCGATGTAAAAACTATTTTCCGATAATCTACCTACCGAATAATTTTCATCACCTAAGAATGCCTTTTTAATAGACTTCCAATTTCCATCAAATCCATTTTCTTCAATTTCTACTGTAACGTTAAATGGCTCAAGATAAATAATCTCTCCTACAACTCCTGGATTGATTATAGTTACTGCTACCGATGTTCTTGTAAAATCTACGTTATGAAATTCAGCTTGCATTGGTTCTGCATATCTATTAGGTATATGTTCCATGCATAAATTAGAGTCAAGTTCAACGGCTGCCAAACGGAATGTTGCTACATTACGCTTTTTTGTTATTATCTTAACCTTAACATCCTTAACATCATAATCAAACTTATTGATTAAACCGATAGCTAGTGTTTCTTTCTTCTTATCCTTCAATGTCTGAATAGATAGTAAATCAAATAAAGCGTTTACCGATGCATTTGGTACTGGGCTAGAAGAAACATAACCACCTAAACTATTAGCAGGGTCATTTTGCGGAGCATTATTACTTTTAGTAATAGACATTTCAGCTCCAGTTAAATATAACATCATAATCGTTTCTCCTATAATTTTATGAGTAGTTACGTTGTTCTTCCTCAGGTTCAAATGATGTAACGTTTATTTTGAAAGAAGAACCTCCAAGAGTTTCTTTTTCATTATTGACGTTAGTGAATTGAGCTATAGCTAAATTCTTAAAGCTATACTCTTTTTCCGTACCTATCATGCGATAACGTACTTTAACCTCAACTTCATCAGTAAAGGTTTCGCTTAATTTCTTGAAAAACAATCCTAAATGAATACGGGTATAGAGATTGTATAAAGATTTTCGGAAATAGAATGGTATAGACGGCATAGCAACGTTGTTGGAAACTTGAACCTCAAATTCTATCTCTCTGAAGTTAGGAATTATTACAAGGTCAATAACATCGCTATCTAATAGCTCAGAATTATAATTTGAAAGATATAAGGATTTATTTTCATTAGTTGTAATTATCGCTGATTTCATATTACTGCGATTAAGTAATAACCAACCAGCAAATCTTCCATTTTCTATATCTCCAGTTCCAAGATAATTACTACTACCATTAATGATATTGATAATGTTAGAAGATGATGTTGCGACATATTCGTATTTTGTAATATTATATCCACTCTCTAAAATCATCTCTAAGGTAATAGATTGATTATCTACGCTTATGACTTGAGTAGAAAGTAGACTAGCTAACTCATCAGTATCTTTAGTAATTATATTACCATTATTATCTTGATATGGTTCTCCAAACATATTATAAATACGTTCGTCATTAACTTCCATCGCTCCACTAAGATTAAAATCAATACTACCGATTAAGAATTGATTCTCATCTAATACTGGTTTTGAATCACTTTCTATAACAGAAATAGAACAAGAGTCATAAGTGTAGATAAGTTTATCTTCATCTGTAGGTTGAAAACCTGGCGTGAAGCAACCTATTACTTGATACTTTATATTGCTTTCTGCTACGAAAGAACCACTTAATGTAGCTACTGTGTCTGATGTTACATCTACCACTTCATAATCATACGGATTGTTAGTTGAAGTGAATTTTACCTTAGTGGGATAATTCATTTGACCTCTAAGAACCTCTAAAAACTTAGTGCCGTAACCACTAAGTACGCCAGTATTAGAAATACTAACAGTCCCCTCTTCATCGTGTGTAGAAGCGTATTCTAAGACTAACCATTGCTTATGCTCGGATGTATTTATGGTTATCTCCTTATCTTCTGTTAATATGATAGGATTTACATTATTATCAAACGCAATACCAGCATTAACAATTACCACATTTCCTGAATCTCCCTTTTGAGATACCTTGAAAAAAGAATTGTTGCTATTTGTAGCTATACCAAAAGACTTAGAAAGATATTTCAAAGCTAATTGATAGCCATTCTCCCTTAACGATTTCTTGAAACGATTAAGTTCATTAATCTCCAAGAATAAATTTGGGCTGAGATTTAAATCCATACTATATTATAATTTAATTTTATTCTTCGTTAATAAAAGTCAAAATATCTGTAGCTGAATAAGGTAATAAATACTTTTCTATAATATTTGTTATTTCAGCCTGAGATTGTGAATTGTTATTGTTGTGAAAATAAGCATGGAATATAGTTCCTGCTTGTATAAAACCTAAACTGAAAGCATTATTAATATTCTTACCTTTTAATGGTATAATATTAGTTCCTCTCACAAGCGGTCTTATTTTATAATTCCAAATATCCACTGCTCCGTTACCAATAACGCTTATTTTGGGTAAGATATACTTGGTAAACTTATTGTTAAAATATAAGTTATTACCTACGCCAATGTTCAACCTTATATCATCTTTATTTTGGGAATAATATGCATGTACTATAAGTCTAGCATGATACCATTTATTCGTTATAAAGTTAGTTAATGTTCTATTCTGTAAGAATGACTCTGAAACTTCTCCGTTATCAGGCGATACAAAACTATCATTCAATTTATTCTTTAATGAATCAAATCCCTCTATTGAAAAATTAAGAGTACCGCCAGTTGCTCTTACAGCAAAGAAAAATGATATTTCATAATCCATTCCAGAATCAACGACATACATTCTATTAGAAACATCTACAGTTTCATTTCCACGACCAAGACAAGAATTAGAACCTATTCTAACCGCCCTTTTGCCTTGAAATGTTTCTAATGATACATCTCCATAATGAGCAAAATTATCTAAATTTTGGAAATCAGCCGTATTTTCTTTTGTCTTATTCAATCCTATGTCGTCATCATTAACTCCCATATACATAGGTGAACATCTTCGCATACACCAGCCTACGTTTTGAGTTGGTATATTTTCATAAAGCAATTCATCTTCTTTCTTGTTTCGTGTGAGTCTAACAAATTCTCCATCTATTTCATTAATTTTACCGCTTGGAAGCTGGTCTCCTTGACGATGAAAAATCATCTTAGTACCTCTCTTACGGATTTCGTTTTTTAAGTTATTGGCAATGTATTTTAGTTCACTTAAATTTGTTTCAGACTCATCAAATTGAATGCCTGCTTGACGAACCCATTCCCTTAATAAATCAAAATTACCGATTATATTTTCAAAACGCTTGAAGAAATTTATTATGATTGCGAAATACTTAGCTATCGTTGAAAACAACAATATATAATCTTCATCTTCTTGAGCATCAATATTTTCGCTTCTAGTTATATATTCAGGAACTATACCCCTGAAATAAAGTTTTTTGAATAGATTATCTTCAAGATTTTTAGTATCATCAGTCCAAGCTACTGAAGAGAAAATTGAAGCATTAAGAGTTGGTGCCTTAATTTCTCTAGCAGTAAACTTTCCATTAAATGTTATATTGTGAAAAGTATAATCATTAGAACTAGATTTAGTTCGAACTAAGCGCAATTGAAGATATTGATTTTGTTTTATTGTAATATCCTTAATGCTATCAGCATCAAGTATTGACCAATCTGTTATAAAAATATTATCTTGAATAGTGCGATAATAAAACATCACACCATCTTCAACTAACTCAGAAACAGCACCATTTTGCTCTTCAATATAGCTAATAAATTCAGTTAGCTTTAAATCTCCATTAGCAATAGGTTTTACCTCTATTACAATTGAATCGCCTACATTTTTTAAAACATTATCTTTTGCCATATTTTACATGTTGTAAATAAGATTACCGCTATCATCCTTTGAGTATTTTTGCGGGTCATCCTCGTTTAACTGAATATGTAGATTTCCGTCATTATCTACATCACCTACTTCTCCACTATCGTTTTCCGATACCAAAATCAGTTCTCCCTCTTTGCCTAATACTCCGTTTATTTGTTTTGTTTCCGAAAGTATTTCAGCGTGATAAAGATTAGGAGTGTTTGTACCATCGTCATTTCTATCTGAAGAACATATGATTTTAGCATCATCCTTAATTACTTCAGTAATAGTTTTAGTAGAACAAGAATTTTCCATGTGCTTAAATTGAAGAAATTACAGATGTTTGGAAATTTATATCCGCTTTGTTAGGATAGTAAAAATTAGCAAGAACATTATAGTTATCCGCTATGACGTTGCCGTCTAAGTCTCGCATAATGAAACTCTTTATTCTTGGTAATCTATACTTAGGAACAATAATATCAGCTTGCGGCTTAAAATGAGCATCAGGTACATATCTAACCCCCTCAATATTCTTAACGGCATATAAGATATTCTCCCATTCAACTTTTTCTCCGTCTGACCATAAGCGGTAATCAAATAGCTTTGATATTGCTACTTGGATATTAGTTCTTACTGTATCTACATCGTAAGATGGGTCAATATCTACTCGAAAATCAACATTTACAGTAAGCCAATTAACATTTAATAGTTTTATTGCAAAACCGCTATTAACTTTTAGGATTTCATTTAAAGATAAAAATTCCTCACTACGGCTTAAAATTTCGTTGAACTCTTGCTCACTAAAGTCAGAGCCATTAACAGAAACAACGATAAGACATAACTTACCATCTCCGTCAGTACCGCCCTTATAAATCTTCAGCACTTTAGGATTTATCTTCATGAAAATTTGTTCTAAGTAAGATATTGTATTTCTGGAAAGTTGATTAACGCTTTCCTTGATACGTTTACGGAACAATTCATCATCCTCTTCGTCTATACCACCTGAAGCACGATATTCGTTAGTACAAGCAGAATGTCCTGTTGGCGCATTAGTTACATTATTTATAGTAAGAGCATCAACGTTGCTAGTCTTTCCAGTCTGCTCGCTATGAACTTTTATGTAACCATATCCGTTATTATCTACAGTATAGTCATAATCAGGGATAAAAGTAATTCCGTTGGTAGAATTAAACTTAACTACAGAAGCAGAATAAGTGGTGCCTGGAGTTGCTTCTACTCTAACATAAGTACTAGAACCACAAGAACCAAAACGTGATGCTATGCCTCTTAATTCCGCTATCTTGTCGAGATATTCTCCATAAGCAGTATCGGGAAACAAATGCGCTTCTACTACTGCTTGATTAACTAAAAGTCTCTGAGATAACTTAGAAACACCATAAGCAATTCCATTTAGAACACTTTCATTGCTTACATCGCTTACTTTATCTGTTTTATTGAGAAATATCTCAAGAAAAATCTGTTTTAATTCGTCTACTGTTGTAATTTGCGTAATCATAATGTAAGATTTTTCGTTGTTTCGTATATGTATTTTGTTTTAATTTTAACAGCAATAAGAGCGTTTCCGTTCTCAAAACTCAAGTCCTCCATTTCTATGGAATCAAAGAGTTCATCTTGCAAGAAAGTGTTTTCTAATTCGTTCATCAGTTCAGCATAATTAAATGTATTTACGCTTCTTCCGTTTTGACGAGTTACACCAATATTAGGAAATTCAGGAATATCGCCCTTGCTTAAAGTTAGAAGAATTTCACATTTTTGTTCTGCGTTATCTTCATATTTTACTATTTCTAAATCTTTTGAATCTATTTTTATCTTTCTAGCTAAATCTTTACCATATATTTGATTGCCTATCGGTTCTTCTAGTATCGAACTAACTACTATGGTAGAACGATTATCAACCATTCCCTTAATGCTTTTGAGTTGGTCTATCTCATAATCACTTTCTTGAAGGTCATTATTCATTATAATATCTTGATAATCCTCTTGTAGATTTTCAGCTAAATCTTCTACAGTTTTCATGCCGCCAATCTCCGAATTGATTTGAATATATGGTTTGTATCCTCTACAACTTTTACTAGTTCGACAATATTTAGGTAATTTAGTGATTTTATCAAGAGTATCTCTTAAATTTTCACAATATTCTTGCAATTCCCAAAAACCAACATTAGCTAATTTAGTAGAAAACGTTTGGAATTGACGTAACAAAACAGAACTTTTGTTAATCAAATCGTCTAAGGTTTTCATAGCTTCAGCATCCATAGTCTCGCTATTTCCGCTATAGTAATTATATACAGACTGATAGGAATTTAACATAAAATCCCTATATTCCTGAAAATATCCGACTAAATCGAACTTCGTTATATCTTGAAAATTATTACATATATCTGCAAACATAGCTAAAAACCTATCATATTAGTAACTATCTTACCTAATCCATTTGCTATTGAATTAGCAGCAACAACCTTTAAAATCTCTCCCATACGTTTCTGAGATTTATATAGGTCTGGTGCTACAGCTCTAAGCTGGATAGAATAATTCCACATCATATTACTACCCAATGACTGACGAATAGAATAAGAAACAACATCGACAACGTACATCGTATTCAAACTATAATTCTTGTAAATAAGAAAATATGGCTTGCCATCGTCAGCTGTAAGAGAAGCGTTTTGTAAAATATGTTCTAAAACTTTAGTCAATCCATAACCGCTTTTAACACCAGTACCCATTCCTAACATCTTACCAAAATTCAAATTGAAAAGATTTTTCTGTCTAGCAAGTCCTGGGTCTTTGATGTTAGCTATAAGCCTGAATTTTCTACCGAATGAACCTGAAAGAGAAATATCTACTGGTGCAAAACTATCATTGAATACTGTAACTATACCCTTATGAGTCTTTACTACAGATTGAATAGGTTGATGATTTTCCGATATATCGTCAGGCATAACCACAAAACTAATGAAGCCTTTTTGATTATAACTACTATCTATCAACTCTAAAGACATAAGGTAGTATTCATAATCGTCAGGAGCAGCAGCATGCATAGCAGCTTTACCAACTTCAATTGCCGCATCTATCGTTCTATTGGCGGCATTTGAAGCATTTTTAACTCCGAAATTTTTTATGTCGTTGCCCCATTCTTTTAACTTGCCCATATTATTGTACTATTTTTAATTTTTATAATTGAACTCAATCAATCTGTGTTTGAGATTTGCGATAAAATAGTATTTAACTCATCACTTATTGCTGTGAATTGAGCGGTGTTTATAGGATTTCCGCTTATACCATTAGGAGTTGGTACCTTAATAGCCTTTATTGCTGAAATGAGTTTTTCCAGTAATTTCTTCAGCGTATCTCCTAACACCATATGCTCGTTGCCTTGACCAACGTTGAATTTAGATGTAAGTATCTGAGTATTATCTTCATTGAAAATCATCTCGTTATTAAATTGGTCAGTGTAATGCGCTTCATCTTTGTTAAAAGTAATCGTATGGCCAAATCCATCCTTTATCTCCGTTTTATCTTTATCGGTAATGATAATATTTCCCCATTGGTCACTATATTGGAATTTATCTTCGTTTCCCATTATCTTGATAAGTTCTTTTTCTCCATTATTCAACGTGAGATTGAACTCTTCTGTAGCTAGAGTATTATGTTTGCGAGCAGATGAATTTACCACTCCAGTAGCTTCTATATTAATCTCATCGTCACTGCCGCCTGCAGCCTTTATATTGACCTTAGCAGGTCTTTCAGTTGTACCAAATACACTTATATCAATTACTCCATTTGAAGCATCTAGAAAGACTTGAGCAATCTGACTGCCTATCTCTTGTATTAATTGTTGTTGACCTGATGAAAGTTGAGAAGCCTTTCCTGCGTTTTTTAAAACTCCTATGACTACTGGTCTGTTTTGGAAATCTTCTCTTACCCATACTACTGAACTTCCAACCTCATCTACTGAACTTGGAAAGGTTACCATTTGAAGAGCTGACTCTGTAATAGGTACGTTATGAGTTTTAGTGTAATTACGACCAGGTAGTATATCTACTTGGTGATTACGATAACACCTTTCAATATACTCCTTTCTACCTATATTAGATGGTAATATGATATAGCCAATTCCAGCTGTTCCGTAACCTCTATTTTCTCCTTTATTTTTTTCTAAGAATGACATAACAATTAAATTAAAAATTGTATCTTTCGTAAAAAGAAGCTGAAAACTTCCGTATTCACTTTCCAAGATGATAATAGATGTCGCCAATTATCCATTCTAAGAATAGTATCTTGCGACTTCCAATCTCCAAAATTTATAAGATTAAAATAATTCGCTGCTGTAGACTTTATCTTATAACTTTCTTCATTCTTTCCCTCTCCCTTTATATCAATATCAATTCCATTGAATATGAAACGCTTAACCATGCCATGACTTAAAGAAAGTGTTGTAGTACGATTTACTTGATTTCCGCTGATAGAATAGTTTTGATTAACGTTCTCAACGTAATATATCTCTGCTACACCATCGCCTACATCTATCTCGATAAATGTACCACGCTTAATCTTTCGATTGCCTAGCAGCGTCACTGTACCACTCCTCGTAAATGGATTATAAGCGTTACTCTCTATAAGATAATGCAAGTCACGCAAGATACCTGCACTTGCCATATCTCCATGTTTACTCTTTTCTCCATTTCTAGCCTTATCAAAGAAATCACTATCACGAAAATCTCTATACTGACTTCTGATAGTTAGGTCTCTACTTCCCCATATAGCAGCATATTCAGGAAAAAATACCGCAGGAACCATGTATTGCAAATCGTCTCCATCAGCTCCTTCATAGACTGGAAAATACTGATACCAAGAATAAATATTAGCATTATTGAAACTTATATTCGTATCTATAATATCTTGAGACTTGATTACATACGGATTGTCATAATAACTTTCATCTACACCATCGCCAGTATCAGCTAAACCTAACTCCGTAAGAGTTTTCAACATATTCTCCTTATCAAATGGAGGTCTACGAACAGTAAAATAATATTGGTCTCCATAAGTATCGCCACTAAACTCTACTAACGGCTGTTGACACATCTTATTGAAGAACCCGATTAATGGACCAGTTTGGTAACTTAATGAGGTATCTAGAACATGAAGAGTTGTAACCTCGCTATCCATAGCAAGTTTAATTATCTGCCATATTCCTAATGCTAAACCCTCTGATTTTTCGGTTTCAGGTTGAGGCTCCTGCTCTGTCTTATTCCAATCCGTCTCTTCATCTACTTCGGCTAAAGCAGCATTTTCATCTATGTTGATTGTGAAATAATCATTAGCATTTGAATTGTCTCCTATTTCTAAGTCATCAGGTTTAGTTACAGATTGATTATTTCCAACATGGCGAACTATTGAACCACTGTTAATTGTTACTTTGGTAGAAGCTAAGGTTGAGTGTAAATATGAAACTCCATTCTTTTTGCCGTAAGTAGGGTCAGAAATAACTAATATAGGATTTATCTCAGTTCCATTACTCCAATGATGACTTTTATCATATCGGTATTCAAAGTGAAGGTGTGAACCAGTGCTTCTACCTTGTCTGCCACCGTCACCTCTCCAACCACCTGTGGTACCAATATATTCGCCTGCACTGACGGTTTTTCTGCTTCCGTTAGAAGAGTTACTATTGCCCAAAATAGTACTGTGTAAATGTCCGAAACGTAATTGAACGCCAGAATATACACCACTACCATTAAGAGTTAAATATAATCCATAACCATTAGCGTTCCATCGACAAGTGAGAGTTCCATCGAATGGAGCATATATCTTATTACCTGAATTGGATGTATCTATGTCTATTCCTCTATGCGGTTTGCCTCTGCGTAAACCCATAGGAGATGTAACGTTTATTCTAGAAACATCAAGCCATCCTCTTCTAAGCATTGGAACTTTTGCCATATCTTTTATTTTTTAGTTTCTTCCTTTTTCTTTGGTGATAAGTAATCGAAAGTAGTACGATTAGGATACCAATCAGTAAATAGTCCATTAGGAACAATCTGAATATTAGCCAACTTACTAATAACAGCTTTCATAACAAATTCTATCGTAAAGAGATTTAATTCACCTCTTTCATAGAACTCTTCTAAGAAGCCTGAAATATCACGTGGCATCTTACTTCTTGTTGCTCCATCGTATTCATATACACTTTCCAAGTCTCCACCTTTACGAGTTACTTCTGTATTATCGAATATATCTTTATATTTACCAGTTGCTGAATTAGGAAAATACATTGATGCATCTTCGACTAATAATTTCATTAGGTCTCTACCTTGAACTGATACAGAACAGTTACCTTGTCCGTTACGCTGAATACTTACTGTATCGACTAAGCATATCATATCGTAAGAATGACCTGAAAGTCTATCATCTTCTATTTCATCCATATCGTTAAACGATAAGAACAATAAATCATTAGGCTGTATTAACCAAGAAATATAGTCTTGGGAGTAAACCATAGATTTAATGTGAATACTATCTGTTCCTTGAGCTTTATAAGCATCCATTTGCCCTGAGGTTAATAACTTATCAAGTATCTTATTTTCCTTAATCCATTGACGTACTTCCATATCTCCTATGATAGCGTTATCAGGAGTATAATCAGTATTCTCTAACGGCTTTCCGTCTTTGCTGAAAGATGTAACGTTATTAGAATTAAATCTTGTGTACATAGGAATATGAGGAAATGAAATATTGAATTGACCACCCTGCTGACCTACCGATGTACTCATATTAACTACTATCGGTGAAAGGTCTATAAAGTTTGTATGCGTGTTATACCAATCGTTGATATTTCCATTTGAGCTCTCTCCTTTTTGAATATAATATAAAGACTTAAACCATCCAAGAACTCTTACACCTGACTTTACTCTTTTAGTTGCTTTATAAGTAGCTTCAGGGTCAGTCAAGATTTCTTTTATCTTATCATTTTGAAATGCTATAACGCTATTAGTAGGTTGTTGAAATTCAGTCTTATCACTATCTACGATATATTTCAATCTTTTTAAATCTACTATTATATAGCAAGGACAAGGCAATGTGTCGTTAATCGTAATATCTTCTTCAGTAAGTTCCGCTACATTCTTTTTCAAAGAACTAGCTAAATCAACTTTCATTCTAGAACTATACTGAGAAAATATTAATGTTCGGCAATCTGAGAATAAATCCTCTAACTTGTAATTTTTATCGAATACAATATTGTTATATTCGGTAAGTTCCTTGAGAGTTTTTAAACTTGGATTATTATGATATAATTTTACTTTCTTCATATTACTGTCCTAATTCACGGATAATTGTATCAAGTTTAGCAGCAAAGGTAGCTATCATTGTGTCTATCATACCAGTCATTTTATCCTGATAAGCGGCAGTTTGAGCCATAGTAGCATCCGCTATTTTATTTGTAGCTTGAGTGATAGGACTAGCATACCCCTTAACTTGATTTACATATTCGTTTACATTACCTTCAGCTGTACCACCCCTATAATTTACAGCCTGAGTAAGTTTACCCATCTCAAATGGATTTTCTATACCAAAGGCAGACTGGAAAGCTAACATACCTTGAGTAGTATTTAAGCTACCATAAGTATCTTGAATACGTTTTAGATATGCTCTCATAATAGCTTGACGAGTATTAGAGTTTTGAGAGTATTGTAATCTACGAATAGCAGCAAGATTACCTCTAGCCTCAGGGAACATACGCTGAATTACATCATAAAGCATAACTCTATTCATACCACCACCAGGTCTTTGTACTGTTCCATACATCTTATTGTAATCACTGATGATGTTAGAATTAAGACTATTACCGAATGAATTCTGTAATGCAGCGAGATTTCTAAGAGCAAACGTATCGTTTGGAATGAGATTACCTTGAGAAATCTGATTTTGCATTAACTGTCCGTAATATCCTAAGAACTCTCCTGCTCTTCCGTAATCTCCGTGAGAAAATCCTCTAGCACCAAGTCTATCCATTGTAGCAGCGATATTAGCGAATACCTGAGTATAATCGCTTCCGCTATATCTGTCCCATGATGCTAACTGGTTTAACGAGCCGTTACCCATAGAGAATACTTTTTCCAACGCATCAGCATTAAATGCTCTACGAATAGCAACGTCTGAATTAGTTGCTCCGAACCCTCTTGCGGCTATACGTTGAGCTGCTATTTGAGCAAACTGTGGTGCGGTGTATCCTAAATCATAAAGACTTAAATCTGAATTAGGTCCAAATACTCCTTGCGCTCCTGCTTGTATAGTATTAACATTAGCATCTACTGATGTTCCAGTAGCTCCGTCTGCGTCTGGATTAGAAAATACCGCTCCACGATAAGATAATGCCATAAGTCTATCACGAGCATCTTTTACGCTACCACCACCTCGGGTCATCATAGCTAGAGCGTTGTACTGAGATATTCTACCCTCGTTACTTTGAAGAACTTGAGCTAACTTAGCTTGATTAACTAATTCTGCATCATCACTAAAGGCATTAACTAAAGAAGCTATACCACCACCGACCATACCGCCTGCTGCGGCACCGATACCTGCACCTGCCGCAGTACCAATACCTAAAGAACCTATAGCGGCTAATGCTCCACCAATAACAGCACCGATACCAGTACCAATAGTTGTATATTCAGTAGCACGATTAGTCATATTTCTTTGAGCGTCAGCTTGAACTGCTCCGAATACATTACCGCCTGCAGTTTGGTCTATTAAGCCGTAATCAGTAGCTTGATTATTCAGTTGCATTTGCCTCAATGAGGTAGCCGTTCTTAAACCACTGTTGATTAAAGAAAATGTACCACCTCCTCTGACAAAAGATAGCATCTTATCAGCCATATTTCCGTCAGGGTTCATAGCCTTGCCTAAACGCTCTTGTGCTTCTCTAGCTTGGCGAGCATACTCTTTAGCTTCCTCTTCTGAACTTGCATTATCTCGCTTCCAGACTGCTTCTCTATACTTATCACGTAAACTACCTAAATATGAATTTGGGTTTCTTCGCTGAAATTCTTCAGTAAGCAGTTTGATGGCTTTAGTGAGTTCATCTTCAGAAGCTATTCTTTGATTTGCTTTTTCAGTATCGGCTTGGTCTAAGAATGGCTGAAAATACTTATCTAACTTATCGTGGTCTCTTTCAGCTAATCGCTTTAATTTATTTTGAGCTGCTGATAATAGAGTAGGATCAGTTATTGTAGCTGTTAAATTCTGTTGAGCTGCAAATAACCTATCCTCTATATCTCCATGACCTCTATCTCTAAGATTTAATAAATAATCCTTTCTATTACCATAACCAGTATCAATAGCATTACTAAGATTTTGCTGCTGTTGTTGACGCATTTGGTTCATCATGGTAGTAAAGTTCTGAGTACCAGGAACCATTACGATACCACGCTGCTGAATTTCTCTACGAATATCTTCAGCAATTCTATCCGAACCTGGCATAGCAGGTATACCGCTCTGCGTGCCGTTAGGAGCGTAATCTTGTACGTTTATTCTATTGTAACCGCCATTAGGTGGACCAGGAGTATTACCGCCAGGAGGATATGAAGGATTACCGCCTCCAGGTGGTGGCGGTGGTGTAGGTGGTACGTTATTACCACCATTACCGCTTCCGTTATTATTTCCTCTAACTTCTATCGTTATTGCCATATCTTATTTATTTATCAAACTGACTTAAATCTAAGTTTTCATAGTCATCGTCAATTTGCTCTTTTGTTAATTTTACTTCCTTATCGGTAACAAGTCCAAGCACACGATTTTCTTTCTCTTCCTGACGTTTCTTCGCTTCCTCTTGGGCTTCTATTAACAATTGTTCCTCTTGGTACTCTATAACCATATCAATGAAATTCATCTCTTTATGATTTTTAGAGCCAAAAGAAACATTGTATCTCTTTCTCCACCAATAATCTATTTCAAATTCATGCCAATTAAAGATGAAGTGTTCTATATCTCTTTTAGCATCATTACTCTCCATCCTCTGCTGGTTCTGTAGGCTTAATCTTAAAACCTCTTAACTCTTGCATAGTCTCGTTATACCAAGGTCTAATTTCCTTAGTATAAGCATTAAGAATGTCTTGCGCTTCGTCTACTTGAAGATTAGCGTAATTAGATATATCGAGATACTTTCCAACTTCAGGACATACCACTGAGAAGAAAGAAATGGCGTCAATCAAATCTAGAGCATAATAAGCAGATTGAACACCGCTAGCAGCCATTACTCCGTATCTACCGCCCGAAAGAGCTTGCTTCATTGAGTCAATATCTATAATCTGACCCACGTTAGGAAAATTAGCTATAAAACTTTTCTTACCGATGTTAAACTTTTTGCTTCTGTCCATAATTTAAAACTTTTTGATTTACAATAAAAAAATAAGGTGTACCGAATTAACGATACACCTTAATTATAACTGAATGATAAAACCTCAATGCGAGAATTATTCAGCTGTTTCTATACCATTAAAGAGAATTGGTTCAATATACTCAAATTCAGTATCACGTCCTGAAATTTGACCTTCCTGAATATCAAAACCTTCACGGCTTGCGAACGCACCAGTTACCTTTGCAAAAGTTTCATACTTAGTAGTTACAGCACCAGTGTCCTTATCAATTTCTCCATCTTTGACCTTTCTAAGAATAGAAATTTCAAGTCCATCTTCCTGAAGCAATATAGCGTTAGCCCAAGCCTCAACAGTTCCTAAATTACGGAACGTACCCTTTTTAATCTTATTTGCAAGCAAATTGAAGTTAATAGAGTATGACGAACAAGAAAGACTACCACTCCATTCAAGAGCAGGTAACTCAGATGGATTCAAACGTCCAATACCAGCAACACGACCTCTTCGGATGTTTTCTGTAATACGGACATTCTTCATTTTGCCCACTGTTACGCTATTTATCTGAATAATAGCGAGTGGGGCAGTCATTACTTTCTCCATATCTTTCTAATTTTATTCATTATTAAACTGTTACGCTGAAGTCCATGATATTACCAGTGAAGAACAGCTTGTTTACTGGTACGTTAGGAACAAAATCGTAAGTTGTAAAGTACTCACCATTCTTAGCTACTGTCTTAACATTCTTCCAATCTACAATGAGATTATCCTGGTCTGAAGTAGCAGTGAGACTAGCCAACTTTGTTTCTACGAAATTCTTAACAGTCTGAGGACTAGCGGTTGCAGCGTTACTGCCACAGAAGCGAACCTCAGCTTCAAGTACTAACTCCTTATTCAGCTGAGCCTTGATAATTGCAATAGACAACTCTAAAGATTGACCGTCATTAGCAATTGTCTTCTTATTATCTAAGAGTGTTGTGATACCCTGATTAATACAGTAGTAACCACTAATATTGCGAACATGGAGAATACCTGCCTGAAGAGCACGCTCACGTTCTCTCTTCTTGAGGTTGTACTTATAGTTCTGATAACCAGTACGCTTAAATGTAAGCGGTGTTTGAGGCTGACCGCCTGCTACTAAACCGATTATTGTAGCAGTAAGATAGATTGGATTGAGATACTTAGTACCATTGCCATCCTTTCGAGTCACCTCAGGAGAACCGAATACAGCTACAACATTCTCACTATTAAAGTGTTTTGCGATAGCTTCGGCTGAATCAATATCTCCGAACAACTCAGTATCATCTCCACCTGCAGGTACAAACATAAACTCATTAAATTTAGCATCCTGCTTCAAGAAAGTAAACAACTTTCCGTTAGTAGCAGCGTCAGTACCCCCTGCGACAGTTGTATTAGTGCATAAGAAGAAACTGATGTCTAGCTCCGTAATAGCCTCAAGAACATCATCATACGCTCCATTTACATTGTAATCAGTAGTACCGCCTGAAGCTAAAGTATCATTTACAATTATCAAGTCAGAGTTATCATCACCTGTCTTAGATACCTTAAAGTTAGCAAGAACGTACTTATTTGAAGAAGCCCATTCATATAACTCATTAAAGGTAGATAACTCTCCTGACTCAGCAAGAAGATAAGCAGGAGCATCAGCTAAATTCTTAGCACCATAAGGCTCGCCTGCTTCATCAACACCTGCGTAAGAACCTTTATAAATTTGTAACTTGAACTTAGAAGTGTCATAAATACCAGCAACTATCTTAGCACTGTAACCGACTTTGAGAGTTCCGTCTACCTTAACACCATTACCAGCAATACCCTCATTTTTACAAGCTAATGTAAGCGTGTTAGTACCGATGGTAAGAGTAATCTTAGCAGCAGTTGTCTTAGCGGCACGAGCATAATAAATCTTAGGAGCACCCTGAACACCCTCTCGTGGAGTGAAAATCTTTTCAGCTATCGAACCAACTAAACCACCACCGATGAAGCTCAAAAAGTCCTCATAATTGTCGAACTGATAAATAGCCGCTGAGCCATTAGCGAGTTCTCCTTGAATACCTGAACCACCAGCAAACTCATAGTTTCCATTCTTAGATATACCAGTATCAATAATCATTACATTACCATACTGAGATACATTTACAACCGATGTAGGATTGTAAACAGAAACTGCGTATGCGCCTGGCTCAACGTAATTCTTTCCATGGAAATTCGTAATTATTGCCATCTTTTTAAATTTTTATATTATGAATAATTCAAACTTTACTTACCTATAATTGCTATGGAGGTTTATTTACCAGTATTTTGCTCAAAATCCGATATGCTGCTATCGTGTCTACCGCAATCCTCGTTTATATTGTTTATCGGATGTCCGTCTATGAATACCGATGTAACCAAGTCTTTAAGTAGATATTGAGGAACAATTAACTCATACTGAAACGAAATATTTATTACCTTATGAAAAATTCCGCTTGGAAGAGTTTCGTCTGAAAATACTATATCATTGCCTGAAAAAGTAGGATTCAACAACCCCTTTAATGAAAGATGCGGTACAAGCATTACTAACACCGACTTCAATACGTTGTAAACCATATTTATTTCGCTGTTATTCGTTCCGCTTATCATTATCTGGTAAGTACTAGCGAACATCTGTACTAGCTTCTCCTGAACGCCATTTTCGGTAATTTCAGTTTGATAACCTTCATCCTCTCCTAAAGAACCATTGGTAGGTTGTTCAGATGGAAGAATAATATGAAGTGAAAGCATTTTAGCTACTTCTGGATTATAACCAAAACTGACGGTGAGATTAGCTTCATTAGTGAAAATTTTTTTTGTCTGCTTAAAATAGTTATATCGGTTCATTTGGATTTTCGCTCCATCTTCATCTAAACCTAATAACTTATAAAGCCAGCTTTCTTCATCATTATCCGAATGATTTTTTAAATCTTGACGGATAAACTTCACGATGTTTTCTAGAGTATCGTAAATAACTATTTCGGGTGCTAATATTCCTGCCATATTATAAAGTATCGTCTAAAAATTTGTAAACTTCATTTTCCACTAAAGTATCAACATCGGTTTGTTCTACAGCCTTATCAGATAGATGATAGGCTTGAATACCCCTATGAATCCAAGATAATGGGTCACTATTTGCTCCTGCTCTACGGAATGATATATATGTATTCTGAGTAGTCTTTCCATATGCTGCTGTCTTCTTAATTAACCCCTCGTAAATGGAAGATTTATGTTCGTAAGAGTCATACACAAGTTTTCCTTTTTCGTATATAGCTTCACGACTTTGAGGAACATCATATGGGCTTGGTATCTCGCTTATTTTCAGAGGAGTATTAGATGCTCGATGAACCATTAAATCGTAAATCTCTTGAGGCATTTCATTAGCAAAACCTGCTTGACCAACTATTCCTGGAGTACCTTGACGGAATGGAATAGTTAAATACCAATCACCACCTGGACTTACTACCTTGCCTTTAGCATTATAAACTGGAACTGTATATTTAACCCACTTAGACTTTGAAAATCCATCTTTTAAGTCAAAAGCACTCGCTCCATTCTCTACCATTTCAGGCAGAACTCCAGTAAGTATAATCTGTTTAGCAAATCTACCTTTATCTATAACATTAAGGTTTTGTAGATAAGCAGGCAGCGTTGAATGTAATTCCGTCTTAGCTAAACTTTCCCATTTGGTATAGATAGCGGCAGTGACAGCTTTTACGCAAATCTCTGTGAGTTGGTCAATTACTTGATTAGTCAATCCAAGTTGACCCTTTAAACCGCTTAGGTCTATTTCTATGGGTTGTGGCATATCTTATTCTTCTTTAGATTTACCGATGTGCCAATAAGAACAATATCGACATTTATATGAAACGTAACCTTTCATACTATGTTTCTTTATATACTTATCAGCAACTTCTTCCGATTCAAATTCTCTCTTAGTTTTCTTATTTGCGTTATAATGATACCTTGGAAAGTTTTTCGGTTTCGGCTGTTTAAAATTTAGATGTTCCAAGAGTAATTAGCTGTTAATTAAATTTTAATGATTATATATCTTCTTCATGTGGAACAATCGAATTATCTATCAAGCTATTTCCGTATGTTTGATTATCGAAAATAAAATGCGCTTTCTTGGCTAAGTAGTTCATTGGAACCTTTCGTAAGGTCTCATCGCTGAATGAACATTTACGCTCTCTGACTTTAGTCAATTCTCGATTAGCATCAAGAATATGGTAGACTGGGTTGTATGAATATCGTATTGTAATTGATATATCGGGATGCTTCTGATTCATATCCTCTACTGGTACGAACTCTTCTAATGAATCATCAAATACAATACGATTTCCCTTTACCTCATACATCTCTTCAGGAATAGGAATTAACTTGGTAGTATCTCCAGCGTATAAATAAATATCAGTAATCTTTAATGGCTCATAGATAGGATAAGCAACTAATTCATTCTCATAATGAACGGGTTTCAAGATTTCTGAATAGTAGGCTTCAAGGTCTAACAGAATAATTCTATCCATAAAACCTAACTTATCTATAGCTCTTGTAGTAATGCGAGCAATTCCATGATTGACTTCACTCCAATTCTCTATTTTCTTAGAGTTATTCATACCTTGGGCAACCAATCGTGTTTCTCTTCTATCTACAAAAAACCATCCTCTACCTAAACAGTTTTTACAAGTAGAAAGAGCTTGACCAGTAGCCTTATCTACACAAGGACATCGCATCGCTCTTTCTATGTAAGCCTCATAGCCGTGACGATATATTAGACTTTCAAACTTATCTACATCCCAACCTACTTTTGGTAAATTAAGATTAGGCTCGGTTTGACCAGTTACTGGATGAGTTGTTAAAATACTCTTCTTCTCCGTCATGACTATAATACTTCAAATGTAATACCTCGATAAATTGTCTTCAAGTTCTCCATCATATCGTTAATATCGTCTATATAAAGTTGAATGCGGTCTGAGAACATTCCGTATTTACCTCCACGAGTCAAAGGAGTATTTTGCGAAACTCCATCTAGCGATACACTGATACTTGATAAACCTACACCATATAAATAGCTACCTATAACCGCCAAAGCGTTAATAGCAGCAATCTTACTTATAAGGTCAAGTAAGTCTTCAGGAACATCGTCAGCGTTCCAACCCGTCACATACTTCAATCTCCAATAATTAGGAATATATTTTTGACCGAACCAACCAAGGTGCGGACTAATACCATTATATATTACGGAATTTTGACTCATCCTCGCTCCGTGTTCACTAGCGGAATTAGGAATGAGGTGAACATTGCGATAAACTGCTACGGATTCAATACGCTTAATAGATAACCATTCGTGAGGATAATCTACCTGACATGCGTCATTAATATATCCCTTTAATGTATGGATATAAGCTACTGGATACATCGCACGAACATACCCCCAACTGTCAAACTCTTCACGAATAAAATTACGACTTTCTTCAATAACTTGCTTATTAATCTTGATACTGAATAAATCCTCTATACGTTTCTGAGCTGTGACTATTTGCTTCTGTAAAGTTCCTGCTGGTAACTTCTTTCCGTCTGTTGTACAGACTGGAATACCAAAGAGATAATTCTCACGCAATTCAGATGCGCTCATAATTACTCCTTGATTTTTGTTATATTGTATCTTTAACTTTAAATTCGGCATGTCAGGTAAATTTATATATCGTTATACCTAATTACTCGCCCTCTGCAGGGTTTTTAGCTTTGCCCTCGTTACCTTTATCGGTTTCATCATTAGAAGCGTTCTCAGCGTCAACATTAGTTGTCTCCTGCTCTTCTAACTTCTTGATAAGGTAAGCAGCCATAAGTTTCTGAGCAGCTTTAGTGTTCTTAGCGAACTTATTCCACTCTTTCTTCTCAAAGCCTGCTTCTTCAGCCATAGCTATCAACTCTTTCAGAGACATCTTTTTAATGTTATCGGCAATGTTTTTATCTTCTTGCTCGTTAACATTTTCATCAGTTCCATCACCATCCTCTTCATTAAGGAACTTCCAATCATGAGTGCCTTTTACCAAGAGATTAGCACACTTCTCTGAAACTGTAGCTTCTCCATTAGCGTTTACTTCGATAATACCATCGTAAGGAACAGCTAACTTAATAGCCTTGATAGCTGGATTTGTTGCTTTAATAATTACGTCCATTTTTAATTTCGATTTACGAAAAAGGGGATAGGGTTTTATGCCCCACCCCCTAATTCTAGTTTACTATTTTGTTAAAACTATGCCTTCTTATACTGGCCAATGTTGATGATACGAACCATCTTCTTAGGAGCATACAAGAATGGAGTTCCGTACAGCAAAATCATGAAGCGATAGGCAGGACTAAGCAAAGCCAAATCCATCTTCATTAGCGGAGCAAGCTGAGCGAACTCAACTACCTCGTTGTCGAACTGAACAAGCATAGCCTGATCACAGTTAGGCAACCAGTAGTTTACATCACGAATAGAACCTGCAGCACCGCCATCGTAACCACGAGTTACATCGTCAAGAGATACCTCAAACAATGGGTAGAACTGAGAGTCAGCGGTACCACCAGCATAAGTACGATAGATACGATAAGCAGTTGCCTTATTAGTACCACCACCATCGGTAATAGTAATATCAGCAGCACCACCTGCGACTACTGCGGTACCTGCACCTGCGATAGCAAGGTCAGACTCACCATAGCGGTTAATAGCAGAAACAGCATAGAATACAGTACCAGCATCGCTAGAACCCCACTTAGAGTTAGCGTCAGAAGCTACAGCTGCTACGCTGATAGTAGGCTTGTTAGGTGCCTTATCGGTAGTCTTAGGTGACCTCTTATCTTTAGCAGGATTTTTCTTGAAGAATACATCCTGGTTGAGACCAATGTTACCGAACTGAGACTCAAATGACTTAACGTGCTGACCCATAACACCGTCAGTAAGAGCAGCTGTATTAGGCATGATAAACTTGTTACCATAGAACTGCTTAACAAAACCACTAAGTACAGATGGTGCAGCATACAACTGAGTACCAAGTCCATAGTTCTCTACAATAGTGTTAGCACCGCTTTCGATAGCATCCTCACTAAGAGATGCGCCACGCATATCGACTACATTATCAGAGTTCATGTAATCGTGGTGATTAGCCCAAGCGTCAGACTGCTCTTGCTGAGCTAAGAAGCCGTTGAACTCAAGTGGAATAAGTTTCTCATTACCGAAATACAAAGATTTAGTCAACTTACGCAAAATCCAAAGGGTGCCATCCTTAATTGTCTTCTGCATAATGTTACCAATCATAGTATTTACGAGAGTCATCTGGTGAGTTACGCTCTTAGTAACACCGAGATACTTAACCAATTGCGCTCTACGAACATAGATTGAATCTTCCTCTTCAGGTAACTCACCTTCAGCGTTGAAACCGCCTCTGTCCTGACCATAGCTAGTCTGTTGGTTGTACTCTTCTACTGTGTTGTAAGCAGGCTTCTTAGGAATATCTTTCCAAAGACGAATGTCGCTCTCACGGAATGTAATATGCTTCAGTGTCTTTTCAAGAGACTCAACCTTCAAAGGAGCACCACTTGCATCAGTCATACCAGTAGTTTCACGACCAGTAATCTCGCCTGCAGCCAACGCTTTGTTGAGCGCATCTACTTCCTGAGCCGATGCACTACCATAACCACCCTGGCCATTAGACTGGTAGCCGTAATCGGATAAATTTATAGATAATCTGTCCATAATTATTATGAAAATTTAATTAATGAATATTTTTCTTACTTTATAATCTCAACGCCAAACTCATTCTTAATACGAGCGATAATGTTATCAGGCAACTGATGAGAAGCCTCAAAACTCATACAAGCCTTACTGAACTCATCATCGTAACCTTTAGCGAATGTAGCCTGGTCAAGAATTTCAGCTACTGCCGCACGATTAGTAATACTTACCTGGTTCTGTGCTAAACCTGGGTTAGTATCTTCGCCCTTTTCAAAGAGTGAATCATTACCCTTTGCAAACTGACGCTCTACTGGTGCTGCGTGACGCATAGATTTAGGAGTAGCACCGCCTGAAGCGAATTGCTCTAAACGCTCGTTTAACTGATTAATCTCATTCTGCTGAGACTTAATAAGGTCTGCCTGCTCATCAATCTTGTCGTTAGCGAGATTTAATGAACTGATAGCTTTTTCTAAGTCTGTAGACTGAGCCTTAACCAATATACCAAGAGCCTTGATATACTTAGTCTGATTTAGATGAGATATAGACAAGGCTTTCTCGATGCGGTCAAAGCGTGTAAAAAGATTGCCCTTGCGAATAGGTTTCTTTTCTTTT